TAGGGCATGTACGATACAGACTGTCAGGGACTTGCGCGTCAGACAGGCCAATCCAATACTCGCCAGCGGTCAGAGGGTGGCAGACAGCGCCATGCTCCCTATGCTCCATCATGACGGTAGCCTCAGTGCCGAACAGGCCCATTTCAGCATAGCCGGTCTTCACAGCACCGTAGAAGTTTGTCTTTGCAAGGAACCAGTACATGCGGCGCTCAACATCGGAGAGCCATGCTTTTACCGCGCCACTCTCTGCCAAGTCTTCATCCTCGACAGTCAGCGAGAACCATGGACGCGAAGCAGATGACAGGCCAGAGGTCATGCCGTTTGTGAGAGTACGAAAAGCCTCAATGCCGTGACTGTCCATCAACTTGCGGTTGGACTGGCGACGCTTTGCCCCTTTGTTGGCATCGTTCGACAGGAAGCGTGAACGTGCAGGCTGCGCAAAACGCGCGATGTCTTTCCACTCCGTCTCATAATCGGTGCGGATCGACTTCATGCCGGTCAGGCGCATCTCACATTTGCGGCGGATGCTGTCCATTAGCCGAGTGTTGGCTTGCTAACAGTAGGATTGCCGAGGACACCTTGCGGGCTGGTCATGATACCGGCCATGATTGCGCGACGTCGAAAGGACGCATCCTTTGTGATAGGCGCGCCTTGGTCAGGCAGTTTGACTGCTTGCCGCTCAGGGACGGTAGGAACGTCCGGTGTCTTTGGTGTGCACATAGACGCTGGATAAGCCAGCGCTACATTGCTTTGAATCGCCTAGACTTCGCTGTTGCGGTCGTAGCGCTTCATTGGTGGAGGTGGCATGTAGATAGGTGTCTCAGAACGCCATGCCCGTTCGACAGCGACATAGTTGCGGCGCACCCAGTCACGATCCAGATTACAGTTCCGGCAATATTGCTCAAAGGGTATCAAGTTCGGAGTAGCGGTCGGTTGCATGTTTGTATCCATAATTATCAGGATTGAGGTATCCCGGTTGCTGGCGTGGCATGACAGGCTGCGCAAATGTACAGGCCAGTGCGTCACCATCATCAGGCGATGCCAGGCCGCGCTTCTTCATGTCTTTCTTGCGTTCAAGCTGGACGCGCGTTTCATCAGCAGCAAAAGAATAGAGAGGGCCGGTCAGATCATCCTTTAACTGTTGTTCATCAGGGATTGCCCCGTTCGATAGCCATGACCGCATGTTGGTCCATATCTCAGCGCGCTTGTTTGCCGTCTTTACACGGACACCGGGCGATAGTTCAGCATCACGACCTTCACCGCCGAACCAGACTTCCTGCACGTTCTCAACGCCGAGTTGCCGCAAGCGGTCAATGATAGCAGCGCCGATGTTACCAGCATCGACAAAGATTGCGTCAGGCTTCCACTTCATCGCTTCCAGAGCAATATCACCCGCAAGCTGCATACTGTCCTGCTTTTCCCATCGCTTCCATGGGCGCGTCTTCGCATCACGACCGCAGCGGATTGCTAGTGTGGAGTGGTCATCGCCAAACCGCGCGCAGTCAACGCCGAATATCACAGGGTCAGAGCCTATCGATTGAGGTTCGCGCGCAATGGCAGCGTCGACAATATCCGAACCGATGAATTGCATGGAGGATGCAGACGGGAACATGCCGCGCACACGGACCTTGGCAATGTCGCTGTCTTCGCCGTAGGTATCGCATATCTCTTGTAGATAGGCTTTGTTGGTGCCCTCGACCGTGCGGCTGTCAATCTGGCGTGTGTGCCATAGATGGCGCATCTTACCGAAGCATTCACGGAATGCGCCGCTGTTCTGTGTGGGGTTTCCAAATGCAATCCAGATAATTTCGGTATCTTCATCGGTCAGCGCGCCGAGAATAACTTCCCACACCTTGTCAGCGATACCAGAGGCTTCGTCCAGAATGACAATCAGACGCTTGCCCATGTTGTGGAGACCGGCAAAAGCCTCGGTGTTGTTCTCGGACCACGTTACCAAGTCAGCGCGCCAACCCTTATCGTGGCCTGCCATTGTTGATATGAGAGCAGTAGACGTCGACTTGAACCAGTCGCGGGTAATAGCAAGCCGTGCCCACTTCGCAATTTCAGGGCTTGTCTTTGTGAGCAACTGGCTTTCAGTGTTTGCTGTGATAACCACGCGGGTGTCTTCGCAGGTATCAAGCCCCCACTTTACCAGCATCGCAATCAACGCGGACTTGCCGATACCGTGCCCTGAAGCCACGGCGATACGCAATGGCGTGAAGCGGGTGGCCGGATTGCTTAAATGGTCGCCGATAATGTCGAAGGTTTCGCCCTGCCATGCGCGAGGGCCTTTAGCGTCGACAAGTTCACCCTCTCCCCATGGGAAAGCAAAGATAGCATAACCATGCGGATCATGCGTGTAACCTGCAATCTCTTCTGCAAGTTCGATTTTAAGTTCAAGCGCGCTTGGCATTTATCGCCCTATTGCGCGCCGCATTGAGTACGGCTGCAAGATCATCGGTCACATCAACCTCGACCTTATCCTTGAAAGCCTGCACTCCCACATGCCGTCCAATAAGTTCCAGCCGCTTTATCCGGTCACTCACTTTAATCTTATCCACGAATGAAACTTCTTCATCGCTATTGCTTGAGCGTTCACGGACAGTCTCAACACCAGCAACAAGCCCCTGCCTCCATATAAGCGGCCAGTCATGAATAGACTTCAGTTTTCCGCTCTCATCGTATAGTTCAGCCATATCCGCTTCAGCCTCAATAGCTAGGCGAGTAAGCACCCAGTCAGCGTTTATCTGTGTGCGTTCAGTGCGCTGTTCCATACCCAAAGCAACAGCAGCGGCAATCCTAACATTTCCCAACAATCGCGGCCCCTGCACATCTGCATCTTTGGCGCTATAACCCGCACGTATAGCCGCCTGCGTGGCGTTCAGGTCAATGAGGTATTCAGTAACGAACGCCTGTTGTTTTGGCGTCAAGTCACCCACGTTCCTTCTCCACTTCCCATCCGACAAATACCAGATCAGCCAGGGCATCGCTCAGGGATACTCCCCTGTGGTTTGCCCATGACATTATTTCAGCGGCCATGTTTGGTTTCCTTTCCGCTATCGTGTGAGGCGCGGGGCGCAATGTCTCCGGTGGGCGATTGCGCCAGTGTGGGGCAGTGTTGAGCGGACGTGATGTGCATTTTCCTGTTGCCACTATACACACTTGACGCGTTCTTTGAAAGCGCTCAACTTCAATCAAGCCCTTTTCTTCCAGCCGCTTGACTATTGTTGGGCTGGCAGAGGTGGACGAGCAGCCGATCATTGCATTCAGTTCATCATGCTTAGGGCACGGTTCCATGCGTTCAGCAGCGCCGACCAGCGCTTCATAAACTATTTGCTCACTTTGGCTTAGTTCCATGATACCCCCAAATTAACCTAGATAAATTTATGCATCGTTTGGATCACCTAATGGCAACTGACCAAAAACAGTTGGAGCAATTGATGCTTCCCTGCGAAACATCGCAATTTTCGTTTCCGAGTAAAGGCTGTCGCTTATGTTTTTCGATAGTTTATGAAGCATTGTCGCTTTTTCAATTTCCAGCGAGCCGTCTATCACAGAAAGAGCGGCATTCGCAAGCAGCGACCGGAGTTGCCCAGTGGACTTTAGTTCTGTTGTTTTTGGGGTATCTGACATGATTTATTACTCCTTGTAGTTTGTGTTCAAAATGTTGGACGAGAGCTATATCTGCTATCATAATAACGTAGGGCGTTAGATATTCAGCACACTCTGAACAGACAGAATATGGGAACCACTCTGGCATCGGCGCATAATTAATGCGTCCTGTTTTATGAATTTGGCGACGCAAGAAGTCCCAATGTTCTTCATGCTCAAACGAGCTGTTGTGCGCATTACACCATTGGCAAATATTTGCCCTAGATGTTCCACTGAACCTACCCCAAACACCTCTCCCAGCAGGGTGCTTGCTCACTATAGGTACATGAAATTGAGGATTATTGCCTGTCATTGTGCTTCCCCATATATACCCCCTGTTAGATTACTGATTTAGCGTGATTTTGGTGCCATTATAAACTCAGCCATTTCCAAATGAGCCTGCTTCTTTAAAAATTCCTCTTTGCGGTTCTCAATTACATCGTCCACATAACGGCCCTCCCAAATTGTGTAAGTTTTCTTGCCGCGCATATTTATGCCGCCGCACTTTCGCCAATGCCTACAGTTCATCGTGGTCGCTCCGTTGTCTGTGTCCGTCTCCGCAACTCAGCCCCCTTTGCACCGCCTTGGATGATTAGGCTTATTGAGCTTTCTTTATCCAGCGCACTCATGGTTTTGTTGATGCGTTTCCAGTTGTCATAATCTCTCCCACCACAAACTAACACACGCATTCCCATCACCCTTCTTGCACTGCTACATCTATCATTCCGGTCACAAATAAACGGAAGTCTTCAAGGTGATAAACTTCACCGTCGATTCCCGCTTTATCCAACCCCGCAGTTATTATCTCATCGCTTGGCTCCCGAATAGCCATCAGCACAGCGCGGGCCATTGCGTCATAGTCGTTCATTCGCTTTTCTTGGGGAATGGAAACATCCAACTCCTCCAAGGCTTTCGCTGCTCGTTCTATTATTTCGCTCACTTCGGCCTCTCCGTTGTCTGTGTCCGTTTCCGCAATTCCGCCCCTTTTGCAGCCAGTGCCTCCGCTGGTGTGCATCCCCATAGCTGCGTTAGACGCCATACTATGTGGGGGTCTTGCAGGGCTGTGTCTGAAAGAGATGATAGGTTGCGGCTGTCAGTCATAATCCATACCCCTGTGAACGGATTGTTTTGCATATTCGAGAGCGCCTAAGGCCTTCCACGCATCGTCAAACTTTGCAACTCGCATAAATTGCCCGTCAGCTCGAATATTAGCCACCACCACAATTTCCGAAATGTCGCCAGCTGCAAGTTTGTCAGCCAGATCGTGCAATTCCTGCGCAATCTCTAAATCTTCTGTCGTCGGCTCGTATTGAAATTTTGCAATCATAGCCCCGCATCCTTCCAGCACCACAAAGCCCAAGCGCGCAAAGTGTCAGTCGGCCATTTGTGCCCCTGCCATGTTGTTTTCATCTGCTCTCTCGTCATGCGTCCATCCTTGTAGCGTATTAAATCACAGAGTAGGTCTGTTGCGGTCTTTGGCTTGTCGAATAGGGAGTTTTGCACGCACGAAAGCTAACCTAAAGCCGGATTATTGGCAAGCATTGGCTGCAATATAAAGATTTGTTTATATGCTATCAGGGGGCTTGCAATCCGGCGCGGTGGCCTTAAAAAGGTTGGGCCGCATGGAGGGTATTCCACACGGCCCGATTGGTTTGCTTGACCCGTATAAGGTCTTCAATCGGACATTGCAAACGCTAATTGTTCTGATTGCGCGATACCCCAAAATTTCAGAACTCGCCATGTAAGGGGGATAGTATCCCTGCGGGTCCGACGCCGCACATGGTTAAACAGTTAGCGTTGGGATTTGGCCATAGCTGAACGGGTGAGCGAAAGCAGGAGACCGGGCCAAGCGAAGTGCGGATGCTTCGATAAGAAACCTGCAATGTGTGGCTCCCGCATAGACCACATGGCCAGTTAAGCGGCGGACAGGCTCCGAGAAGCATAACTCTGGCTGGCTCTGCAACCTATCGGCTCTGTGGGTCTCTTTGACCTTCAACCATAGGGATAGCAGAGCTATGCCAGATACACAACGAACCCACCAAAAAGCATATAGGGATTAGGAGTAACTTAGATGGTAACTGCACAAGAAATTGAACGCGGTCGCACAAAGAAAGGTGGCTGGACAAGAAAGCAGCTTGCAGATTGGGGGGTGCCTTGGCCTCCTCCAAAAGGATGGAGACAAGCACTTATTAATAAAACGGAAATTCCGCGCAAAAAAATTGCAATCCAGATTACAGACAAAATGCTTGTTTGCGGATCGGACAAAATAAGCGACGTAACAAACGAATTTATTACGCCGGAAGCACTCGCGGAAGCCATAAAGGCCATTTTTGCAGATTCACATTACACTGTGAAAATAGACTGGTAGATTATCCGACTGCCTTAAACGGCAACACATTATCCATAGCGGCCAACTTCCTGCGGATAATACCAGCTTCATGGTCATGGCCCATAAGTTCCTCCGCCTTAAGCTTGCGCTCCAATATAGCGCGGGTGTCTGTGGTGCTTTCAATCTTTGCATTTCCGGCCCTGTGTGAACGGCGGACAGAATTGC